CTTATCTGGATCGCAAGCCAGATATGGTAAAGCTGGCTGGAGCTTTTGGCGGAGTGATCGAGCCTAAGTTCTACGTCAACACTGGCGTGTTCGTAGTTCATACCAAGGCCGTTGGTATCCTATCAATGCCTCCCATTGGCCTACACCCTAACCACTTTGCCGAGCAGACATGGCTCAACGTGATGGCGCACTTGTGGAACATCCCACTAACCGAGCTTGACCCGTCCTTCAACTGCATGACCAGCGTTGAGTCGCACTTTGGGCTGGACCGCTACAAGGACGCGATGATTATTCATTACGCTGGGCAATCAAACGATCTGGTTAAGTTAGCTAACCAGATTAAAGAAGACGAAGCGAAGCTGGTGGAGCTGGGTCGGTGAGGTCAACCCAGCTATGTCGCGGTGATTACGATGACAGGGTGCAGCAGTTGGCTGGGGAGGTTGCGCTACAAGCTATCCGCGATCTGCGGATGTTGCGCAAGCGAGGGATGGTTAAGGGTATGAAGATTGTCAAGGATCACACAGGCGTGCCACTCAACGATGCGCTGGAGTACAAGAACTCGCACGAGGTACAGAAGTTATTGCGTGACTTTAAGACGGGCGTTGTCTCTTGGTGGTGCAGAGCCAGCGGTGTGCAGATTGATAATAGAACGCTGTTACGGAAACTAAAGGAAAACGACTATGTTTTGCCTACTTGATCTGGCTGGAGTTGTTTGGGTGATCGGTTGGTTTGTGCTTTACAGTTCGCTGACTTTGTCGGCAATCTATTGTGCGTTGTTCATCATCTTCAAGCTGATTGACTACATAAGAAAGGAACTGGATCTATGAGGAAAAGAAAGGCAAAGAAATATATTGATGTTGTCAAGACTGAGGAATGCAAGTCAGTCAAGATCACAGTCAATGTTGACGATGACCTTTACGAAGCAATGGCCGAGGCTGGCCGCCAGCATATTGTCAAAGACAAGAAAGCGTGCTTTGAGTATGCGCTGAATAAGGCGTTGCTGGAAATGATTGAGAAACTCAAATGAGCGAGTTTAAGCAGAAGGTATTGACCGCTTCAGTAGATCGGTACGTACTAACCAAGACGCAGTGCGAGATGCTGCGCCAGGATGCAGAAGTGATCGGGATGAAGCGTGCGCCTGTGCTGTCGAAGGATGGAGTAACACGTACGGTATCACGTACGCGAACCTGCTCATCGTGCTGGATTCCATACGCCAAGCATCATAACTGGATCTACAATATCATGCGCGAGATTACGGAAAGCATCAATGCCGATGCATGGCGATTCGACATCCAGGGCATCCAACAGTTGCAGATCCTGAGATACCGCCCACTACAGAAGTTCTCTTGGCACTTTGATGCCTACACATCTGAAGCACCAGTTCGCAAGCTTACGGCGGTGGTGAACCTATCCGCGCCAGAGGAGTATATTGGTGGTGGCCTACAGGCCAAGGCTGATATGGTGAACACTCAGTTCATCCGCGAGCAAGGAGCAGGTTGCTGGTTTCCATCCTACATCGAGCATCGTGCGCGTGCGCCTATATGGGGAACGCGCTGGGTGCTGGTGGCTTGGTTTACTGGGCCTGCTTGGAAATGACCCACGCTGCTAATCTGCCACGCCACTTGTACGTCAAGTGCGATATGGAGTTTGTGTCTGATGGCGAGAAGCAAGGCATAGAAGATGTTGTCTGGTTTGGCCTAACAGCAATTCCTGGTCGAGCTTGGGGTTGCACAGTAATGCTCAAGTGTGGCGCACTGTACCGAGGCTTACCATTACACGCTCTGGCTCACGGCGAGATTGCAATTATGGATTGGGACATTAACGATGCTCAACGCTGGGATTGTTTTGGATGGAACTTCACAACGATTGAGTACGACTATCTGATGGGCTTGTCTTGCAAGGTCTGGATCGCCAACAGAAAGACTTGGGAAGTTGGTCGCTATCTATTCACAGCCGAGCCATACGGAGATGGGTTCTCAATGGACCCAAGCCAAACCAAGTCACACCATTTCATCGCACTTAACAATGGACGGATAACGGCAGTTCCAGGTAACAATGTGCTTTGGAAAGAATCAAGCTTCACCACTCCAAGCGATAAACCTAACTGGCTGCGGACGCAGTCGCAGGTCTGGCATGGAGAGCAGGCAACGTGGGATGACGTTGTTGGTGAGGAAACAGCATAGGAGGTCACAATGCCACTAGGTAAAGACGTATCGAAGAATATGAGTGAATTGGCTAGGGATAACCGCAGGAAGGGTAGCGAGCGTGGAGCAGGCGGTAAGCCTCGCTCACGCGAGCAGATGATTGCCATTGCGCTATCCGCAGCAGGCAAGAGCAAGCCACGTAAGTTTCGGATGCGATCTGGTTCGTAATGCAAGTCGAGGCTAAAGATCGCCTCAAGTGGGCGCGAGAGATCCTTCTCATTGCACGCAATAAGCTTGTAGTTGAGAGGGATCGCGCGACTCACGGACACGCGATAGATATGATTCAGATTATAACGATGGTGGATGCTGCCAGCCTGGTGTGCAAGGAAGTGGTGGGTGAGGAATGAAAAGCAAGGATGAGTTGGCAATGCAGGTGAAGAAGGAGTGGGACAATCAGAACTTGAGATGGAAGCTGTGGTTGGAGGCTGGTGGGTTTAGGACCGAGATATTTTGTTACAGCAGTGCCGAGGAAGAGTATTCCAAATGCGTCAGGGAATTGGTTGACCACGCATACCAGATGCAGAGCGTATGAGCATACGAGAAGACATCCTTGATCAGTTCGGTGATGATGCGCACACGATGCTGTTCGCTGACGGATTTGACGATGCGATTGTGGGTGTGGGCAGTGCGTTCGGCGGTGATCTATGCGCGATCTATGATGCGGATGCAATCATCGAGAGCCTTATGAAGCAAGGCATGGACTATGCCGAGGCTATGGAACATTTTGATTTTAATATTGCAGGATCTTATGTAGGTGAGCAGACTCCGATCTTCATGCACAAAATAGAAAGGCAGGCCAAATGAAACTATGGACAAATAACACAAACGCAATTCATAAAGTCGATGACAATATGCTCTACCCGCGCACTACCTATGTGCTGCCCGATGAGCTAACTGGACCAACTTGGGACGATTCAATCCCTTGCCCACATAAGATCAAGCCTTACTACAAAGGTAGGGCTGCTGGTGGGGCAACAGCCGTCTACCGCGCTGGTGCAATCGGTGACGCGATCATCGCTACCGCCTTCGTCAACTACTTGGTGCAGGAGTCGGGTGGGGTTGTGGAGGTGTACGCTCCTGCTCGCAACCTGCCTCTCTATGCTGGGCTGGGTGCAAAGCTGTGGCCGTTGCCATCCTCGCTAGAGGCTTGGGATTCATTTGACGCACACCTACCTACAGATGATTTATTCAGCGGACAAGTTGGTAACACGAAGCTAGGCACTGGTGGTGGCAACTGCTACCAGCGGATCTACGAGTGGATGGGTGTATGGGATGAGAAGACTATGGCGAAGTATTGTAAGCCAGTTCTACATCTCATCGAGCCAGACCACGAAGAGCTAAAGGCGATGGGCAAGTGGCCGTTGCCTAGTCCGTTCTTTGCTTATCACGTTTCTTCAAGTGGTCCGACCCGAACCTATCCGCCAACGATGGGGCAAGAGGCGGTGCTGGCGTTGCTTGAGGCTTACCCCAAACATCACGCTGTTATTATTGGGCTGGATAACTCAAACAACTTCAAGGTAGATCATCCGCGAGTGATTGACTTATTTAACTGCACCAAGGCTGTGCGCTCGCTGTTCCCAATTATCAGCGGGGCTGACTTCGTTGTCGCGCCAGACAGCTCAGTCAATCACATGGCTGCGGGGTTGGATACACCGTGTGTGTCGTTGTGGGGTTCGTATGACCCAAAAGATCGCGTTTCCTTCTACCCTAAAAACGTATCGGTGTTTAAGCCCGATACCTGCCCACACGCACCTTGCCGTCCGCACGCTGGGTTGCCGCAGGCCAAGTGTAAGGATGCGAGCAATCGCACCCCAAAAACTCAATACTGGTGCAATGCTCTGCGGAATATAACAGCGCAGGATATTGTTGAGGCATCCAAAAAAGCAATAGAACTAGAAAGCAAATAACTAACTGGCGTTGTGGTATGCAAGGAGATCTTGCATCGGGCGTTTCCTCAGTGTGTCTACCCCTTGAATCAGAGCCAGTTTGAATTTTAATATGAAGACTCCTTTAATCATATCATTCGGAGGAGGAACAAATTCAGCAGCGATGCTGATTGAAATGCAGAAGCGCGGGGTTATTCCAGACCTAATTTTGTTTGCAGATACTGGTGGCGAGCTACCACAGACTTATGAGTTTGTTAAGATATTTTCTGATTGGTTGGTTAAGCACGATATGCCAGAAGTAGTTACTGTAAAGTACGCCAAGGAAACTCTCGAAGAGAATTGCTTGCGCCAGAATATGCTGCCAAGTCTGGCCTATGGCTTTAAGGGTTGCTCGCAGAAATATAAGATCCAGCCCCAGGATAAGTTCGTCAACAACTGGCAACCAGCCAAGGATTGCTGGAAGGCTGGCGGAAAGTGTTTGAAGTTGATTGGCTATGACGCTGGCGAGCATCACCGAGGGAAGATACCAGAGGACAAGAAGTACATCTATGAGTACCCGCTAGTACGTTGGGGTTGGGGTAGAAAGAAGTGCGTTGAAGTTGTGGCAGAGGCTGGGTTCAAGCCAGCCAAGTCATCGTGCTTTTATTGTCCAGCAATGAAGAAGCACGAAGTTCTTGATCTTGCCAAGAACCACCCTGCTCTGGCAGAAAGAGCAATAGCAATGGAAAACAATGCGCATCTTAAAACTGTGGTTGGTCTTGGTCGCAACTGGAAGTGGGAAGACTTAATCAGATCAGATGCAAGCCAAATGAAATTATTTGAGGACCTGCCAGACGAAGTGCCTTGCGGGTGTTATGACGGATGACAAAGTTTGAATTTTAATTATGAGTACAATGTCCCGAATGGTACGCAAGGAGATCTTGCGGCTGGTAATCACGATTACCACTTGAAACAAAGGGGCATAAATTTTAATAAGTAAAAGCAGATACCACTTGCAGTGGTTGAACATCGTGATACAAAACAAATAAGCAGAAAGGTAAATCGTGATATGAATGAAGAAATGTTGACAGCTTTACGCTGTCGCTTGGGCAAACCAGTATTCCTACTTGTTCCGAAAGGAATGAAGGGTCCAGTGCAGGTTGGGTGGCAAAACATTGCGTACGAGGAAACCCTCCGAACCGAGTATATTCAGAAGTTGCTGGCATCAAACATAGGCGTGCTGATGGGCAAGGCATCATCCCATCTGTGCAGCATTGATGTGGATAGTGACGCAAGGGCGGAAGAGTTCGAGAAGGCTAATCCAAAGCTGGCCGCAACATTCCAAACCAAGGGAGCCAGAGGTCGCAACTTCTGGGTGCGGATCAAGGGCGAGTATCCAGACCTATTTAAGATCAAGGCTGGCACTGAGGATTGGGGCGAGTGGAGAAGCAATGGCGGGCAAACAATAGTTTACGGAACGCATCCAAGCGGATGCCAGTACACATATCCAGTTAGAGGGGCAACTCCAGTCGAGATTGAGTTTAGCGAAATCAATTGGCCAGAGGATACCAACAGGCCGTGGAAGGATGATGAGCATAAAAAGAAATGTAAGGAGCTAGAGGAGGCTTGGGGCGCGCCGTTCAAGTACCGAACCAATACGGAAACTGAGGCGCAAACATTGGTTGGTATCAATGAGCCGTTCTGGGCTGCGAAGTATCACACCGAAAACAAAATTCTGTGGGAGCCATCCGAGAAGAAGTTTTATATGTACGATCCAGAGACAGGACTGTGGGGCATTAAGAGCGAGGACACGATCAAGCAGGAGATAAGCTCATCCATACTGGAAGTAGGTAGAGACATTGGCGAGCCGTCAACCCAAGACATGAGGAGCGAGAGGTTGCTCACATCCATCACCCGCCAGTTGCGGGGTATGGTGGAGGTGCAGGATGCGTTCATAAACAAGGGCATCCCAGGTGTGCATTGCGCCAACAGCTATATTACTTTTGATGATGACGGAGAGCTGCGCGAGCATGACTTCAGCCCAGACTTCTATTCACGCAATCAATCGCCAATAGAATACAAGGGCATTGACAAGATTCCCAAACGCTTTCTGACCGATCTGGTTGGTCCGACATTCAGTGATCCAGATGATGCGGTGATGTTTCAAAAGTACGGCGGGATGTGTTTATTCGGAAGAAACATCATCCAGAGATTCATGGTGATGTATGGGCAGGCTGGCGGAGGCAAGTCAACGCTGGTTAACATTGTTCTAAACATCGTTGGCAAACACAACATGGCCGCGCTCAGAACTGGACATCTCAACAATCAGTTTGAGTTGTATAGGTTTCGAGCCAAGACACTGCTCTCTGGAACGGACGTGCCTGGCAACTTCTTATCCACCCCTGGAGCCAAGGTCATCAAGGGGCTGACTGGAGGAGACACGATGGAGGCGGAGGGCAAGGGTCTTAATGATGGCGTAGTGCTGCAAGGCATATTCAATATCCTCATCACGTCCAACGAAAGGCTCAAGGTCGCGCTGGAGGGTGACGTTGAGGCTTGGGGTAGGAGGTTGTTGCTGCTTGAGTTTACCAATCCGCCACCAGCCAAGAAGGTTGATAGGCTTGCGGACAAGCTGGTAGAGGAGGAAGGATCGGAGATATTGGCTTGGTTCCTATGCGGATTCCGCGAGTTGCTGAAGGACGTAAGGGAGACTGGAGACATACGCTTGGCCAGCCCGCAAATACAGAAGGTTAACAGCCTGCTTGCGGAGTCAGACAGCGTCACAAACTTCATCAAGGAAAAGGTAACAAAGGCCAAGGGATTTGAGATAACCAATGAGGAGCTTATCACCCTATACGGAGAGTATTGCGCGGAGCGTAGGTGGGTTGCAATGGAGCTTG